CAGCATACCCCTGGGCAGGCGTTTGAGAACGATATGAAGAACAATGACGGGTCGATGCCCGCTGGTGTTCGTAAGTGGGAAGCCATGTTTTACTACAAACTTGGCGCACCAAAGTGGTTCGTTCGGGAGTTTGCGGCCAATACAAGCGTGCGGATTTTTACGCGGTATGGGCTCAAAGGATTAGTGAAAGGGCAACGTTGGTCCGGTGAGGTTACTACTACCACCGGCAACGGGTATGTGAATGCATGCATTTCACTTGCTAGCTTAGAGCAAGCTCAGATCACCGAAAGTACCATTTTGATTTACGGGGATGATAATTTGACATACACTGTGCAGGATCGGACGGACATCGTTAAGTCGTTCAATACAGTATCATCAAGCATGGGCATGAAGAGCGAAACCAAGATCGTGCAGAACAGAGAGCAGGCGACGTTCCTTCGCAAGCGATTTGTGCCCAGTGTCGACAGGACCTATCCCGTACCCTCATTTGGGCGAGTTGTGAGCAAACTGCCAGTACGTGCCAATCAAAATCGGCACGTGTCTGACGAAGATTACATGGGCGGCAAGCTTTTGAGTGCGGCTTATGAACATCGACACATCGCCTCTTTACGAACACTCCTTTTGGAAACAGCAGAACAAGTATCGGCCACACCTTTCCTCGACATGAGAAATCAAGCTATGGCGTACAAATATACTGCAGACGAATTGAAGATGATGACGATTGAAGCGAAAACAATTGAGTCCAACATGCTTGGCTCCTTCCTGCACTCCGTGTATGGGATATGGGAGCAAGATTTGGTTGATTGCTACATTGCCGTGTGCGACGGAATCCTCGGATTCCGGCGCGTAAATGCACACGGGAAAGGGACTTTATACAAACCACCAGGGCTCGCACCGAAAATACCACGAGCGCTCTGGGACACGGCTTTCGAAAGTATCGTCACAGTAGACGTTAGTCTGTAGTAGTTTCTACATAGACCGCTGCGTTAACAGGTTTAGCAGCGAAAACAAAAC